AGTTATAAATGTACTGAAAGAAGACTTCAGACAAAAATATCAGAAACTTTATGATCAAGGACTAGTTTCAACTATTCCATTGTAACTCTATTTATAATAAAAATATATTATGAGTTTAGATAAAGAAATATTCAAAGGTAAAACTCTATCTGACCTTTTTGGTGAAATCTATGACAACTCAAAAGAAACGAAAGGGCAAGTTAAAGGCCTTATCGGTGAATTAAAACCTCTTATTGAAAATATTGGAGACGCTACTCTCATTGTTCCTATGATTAAGGAATATATGGAGATAGGAGTTAAGAATGATGAAGCTTTAATTAAGCTTGCCACCATTATACAGAGGATAGAATCAGCACAAGCTAAAGGAGATTCAAACGAATTTGATTTCTCAGAGCTACAAGACCTATTAGACGAACAAGAACAGATCGAAAAAGAAGTAGATTCTGTAGAAAAACAATCTGACGAAGAAGATGCCGTATAATTATGGATTTGGTGCAAGCAGCGGAGGAGGCTCTGGAGGCGGTGGAGGTACAGGAGGTACTGACGTTGTCTTTGGTAGAGTAGTTGAGGTTGTATATGATGGAAACTCAGAAGCCTATGACAGGTATGATAAATCTAACTCTATCAATGGAGTAGTCTTTAGACCACTTCAGGGAGGTAGAAACAACGACGACGTACTTTCTCTTAAATTTGCATACTGTATCGATCCTTTATATAGAAGGGTACCATTAGTAAACGAAATCATTAGAGCAGAAAGCTTACCTGCAGAAACAGGAAGAGAGTCAGATTCTAATGTCAAAAAGTACTACTGGACACACGTAGTTCCTATGTGGAATCACCCACACCATAATGCTTACCCAGACGTCACAGCATTCCCATGGCAAGCAGCAGCACCAGAACTAGGTGATGAGTTTGAAGAAAATGATAAAATAGGTCCTTTACAATCATTTCCTGGAGATACTATTATAGAAGGTAGGTACGGAAATACTATTAGATTAGGAGGAACTAAATATGATACAAATATCTTTACAGACGGCTCTAATAATGGTATGCCATATACTATTATATCTAATGGTCAAGATAATCAAGGATCCGGAACCACTCTAGTTGTAGAAGATATAGATAAAGACCCAGCTTCTATATATCTAGGTTCTGACCACAAGTTTGAACTTACTCAAGCTAATAAGAAAAGAAAAGCTTTTTCATCTGAACCAAAAGAAGCGGATGCATATAAAGGAAGCCAAGTTGTTGTAAACTCTGGTAGGTTATTTTTTAATTCAAAAGAAGAAGGTGTATACTTATCTGCCACTGAAGACATTGGACTTAATGCTGCAAGAGTAGGTATAGATGGAGAAGAGTATGTAGCTTTAGATGCTACTAAAGTTTATTTAGGGACTGAAGCATTCGGAGAAAGAGAGCCTGTTCTACTAGGACAGACTTCTATAGACTGGTTAGATGATTATTTATCTCAATTTGAAATATTAATTAAAACTATGGCTAGTATGCCATCAGCACCACCAGCAGCAATTGCAGTAATGAAATCTACTGCTAACTCTATTAAACCAGTTATACCTCAATTAAGAAACTTATTAAAACCACTACTTTCTAAAAAAGTATTTACTGAATAATGCCTTACGTTAATATACCAGATACAGGATTACCAGGAGCAGTCGCCACAATTGTTGGAAAGATACAAGGGAACGTATCTGCAAAGATCGTTAAACAAGGGCTAACTATTACAAATAAACTTAATCGAAAAGGCTGTCCAACAGAAGCTGAATTAGTTCGAATGAGAAACCAAAAGACTCAAATCGATAGAGCTGTAAAAGCTATGGACGGTAAGTTAAGTAAGTTTGCTTCTCTACCCGGTAAGATTAAAGGACCTCTAGGTGGATTAGAAGCAGCATATAAAATTATATTAGCACTACCTATTCCCCAAGGTGTTGGTATTCCTCCTGGACCTGCTGGAGGTTTAATATTAGGTTTACCAATTAATATTACTACTAAGTATGCAGACACAATGCACCTTATTAAGGAGTTAATAAAGCAAATAAAAGAGATAGTACAATGTGTCGATGCTGTTATGCAAATACCTACAATGAGTACAGGGGTAATGAAAGGTAACCTATCAAGAGCAGATAATGCACTTAAAGCCTGTGAGGTAGAATTAGCATTAAAAAAGGAATTAGAGAAAGGAACTATTAGTCAAGAAGAATTAGCAGCAGCAGGCCTTTTAGAAGACGAAGAAGCAGAAGAACCAGTAATGATATTCTCTTCATTAGGACCTAAGTTACTGAATCAAAATTCAAGTAAAGACTTAAATGGCACTTCATCTGATGGACTTCCTAATCCTAATCAAAAAGACTCTGAGTTAAAAGCACAAGAAGAAATTGATCCTATAACGGGAAGACCTCTAAGCGGTAACTCTAACAACTTAGCTAACTCTAAACTATCAGATGGAAAACTTACAGGTAAAGATAGACTCTTCACTTCTGGTAAAGCAGATTTAAGTGACAGTAGATTTAGAGGCAAATGGCAAGCAGGTGTTAAGTACTTTGAAGACGATAACGTAAAGATGGATAGTGAGATGTACGTATGTACTAAAGACCATACATCAACCCCTGCCGATGCAAAAGGTGGTAAGGGTTTCGAAACAGGTCCACCTCCTATTGGACCATGGAAAACACCTCTAGAAATAGAACAAGACGCAATAAAAATATTAAACTCAGGACTCCAAGGATTGGAGAATAGTAACTTACCAGAATCGGTAAAAGATACTCTTAAAAACCTGTTAGACGATTTAACACTCCCAACAGCTCAAGACAAAGAAAGTGATGGAAGATTCTTTCACGAAGGTCCTAACGGAATACAGTACGAGCTAGAGATTGTTAAAGACCCAGACTCACCCTCTATAGCACCGAGACACTTTGCAGTAGCAAGAGATCCTCAAAATGTTATAGTAATGAGAGGGCAAAAATCCTTTAGTTCATCAGTAGATGTACTTTTAGATGAAATAAAATTCAGAATAGATAATCAACTTCCATAACTAAACTATTTATATATATGAAACTCGATCAATTAAGAAAAATCATACGAGAAGAAGTAAGAGCAGCGGTAAAGGAGGAGTTACAAGATGTAATTACAGAAGCAGTTAAAATCGCCTCTACCCCTGAACCTAAACTTCAGAAAGCTAACGCATATGTTAAGGTTAGCGAATCAATACCTAAAAAGTGGTCAACACCTATAGGTAAGCAAGGTTCATTAGAAACCATGTTAGAACAGACAGCAGTATCCATGACCTCTCAAGATGCTAGAAACTTTGTAGGAGGTGGAGTACAAAAACCTAATTTAGCTTCTAGAGCAGTAACAGAATTAGCTAATACAGGAGGAGCAGACGTAGGAGTAAGCTTTAGCGATATACCAGGATTTGATCCTAAAAAAGCTACTGCTATATTAAAAGCTGCAGAAGAAAAATCAAAACAAAGAACAGGAATATAATATGCCATTTGAAGTTAAGAAAATAGCACCAATAGATTTACAGCCTAGTAGAGCGGTAGGAGTTAAACTACCGTTTACTGGAGCTGCTGTGTTTAATCAAACATATGAATCTAAAGACGCTATTAAGACTAACTTAATCAATTACTTCCTTACCTATAGAGGAGAAAGGTATTTAAATCCAACCTTTGGGAATGGTATACAGAAAGAGTTATTTGAGATAATGACTAAAGATAAAATTAAACAGATAGATGCACAAATAAGAAAAGACTTAGCATTCTATTTTCCTAGAGTTGTAGCTCATGAAATAAACACTCAAGGTATACCAGACGAGAACACAGTACAATTCTCACTCAAGTATTCAGTAAGAGACACTAATATTGAGGATGAAGTAATAATAAATTTTGAACAGTAATGGCTGACCAAAGAGACATAAAATACATTAATAAGGAGTTCGGGGACTTAAAGCAGCAGCTAATAGAGCACGCTAAAAATTACTTCCCTGATACATATAATGACTTCTCAGAAGCATCACCAGGAATGATGTTTATTGAGATGGCCTCCTATGTAGGTGATGTTCTATCTTTTTATCAAGATACTCAACTACAAGAAACATTTTTACAACACGCTAAAAATCCTGCTAACTTATATGCATTAGCGTATATGATGGGATATAGACCAAAAGTAGCTTCTAACTCTGAAGTAGAATTAACTGCTACAATGGTAGTAGATGCTACAGGTAGTATGTATACACCTAATTGGGAACAAACATTTCAAGTCTACCCCGACTCTACAATCAACGCTTCAACTGCAGACTCTCCTGCATTCCTATTAACAGATGGAATAGATTTTGCATTTAGTAGTTCAGCAGATCCAACTAATATTACAGTATTTGAAATAACAGATGGTCAGCCTGAATCTTATCTATTAAGTAAAAAAGTAAACGCTGTATCTGGAGAAATCAAAACTCACGAACAGACATTCACTACTGCAGAAAGATTTGCTACTATTGAAATAGCAGACGATGAAATAATTAGAGTTTTATCTATTACTGACAGTGATGGTGGAGAGTGGACAGAAGTTCCTTTTTTAGCTCAAGATACTGTATTCAAAGAAGAAAGAAACACTAATGAAGATAATGATCTAGTACCTGCTTTGTTGAAGTTGAAAAGAATATCTAAAAGATTTGTAACGAGATTTACATCTAAAGGAGTATTGCAAGTACAGTTTGGATCTGGCGTTACTGAAGCATTCGATGAAGAGTTCTTACCAGACCCAACTACAATTAAAAAATACGGTAACAAGTATGCTGTTGATAAGATAGATAGAGCCTACGATCCTTCAAACTTCTTATTTACTAAAACATACGGTATTGCACCTTCTAATACAACATTAACTATTAAGTACTTAGTAGGTGGAGGAGTCAAAGGAAATGTACCTGCAGATACTATTAACTCTAACGGAATTATATTAAGAAGCACCCCAGCTGATTCATCTAAAGTAGGTACTTTAGGGTTCAATAACGACAAACCAGCAGCAGGAGGAAAAGATGGAGATACAGTAGAAGAATTAAGAGAGAATTCACTAAGAGCTTTTGCAGAACAAAAAAGAGCAGTAACAACAAACGACTACACTGTTAGAGCATTATCCTTACCAGCTCAATTTGGTTCTATTGCTAAAACATTTGTTACTAACGAAATGGTAATAAATGCTAATGCAGGTCCTTTAGAAAGAAATCCTCTAGCTTTATCGATGTATGTTCTAGCTTATAACATAGATGGACATCTAATAAAAGCTACAGATACATTAAAAAATAACCTTAAGAATTACTTAGGTCAATATATGATGATTACTGATGCAATCGATATGAAAGATGCATTTATAGTTAATATAGGAGTTAAATTTGAAATACTTACTCTACCTAATTACGGTTCTAGAGACGTACTTTTAAATTGTACCAATGCTCTTAAAGAACATTTTGATATTAAGAGATGGAATATAAATCAACCTATTAACCTATCGACAGTTTATACTCTGCTTGACCAAGTCAAAGGAGTACAGACAGTAAAGAATGTCAGAATTGGTAACAAAGTAGGAGGTAGATATTCTGAATTTGGTTACGATACAGCAGGAGCTACAAAAGATAATATAGTTTATCCTTCGTATGATCCTTGTATTTTTGAACTTAAATACCCAGATACAGATATCGAAGGTAGAGTAACAACTTTATAAGATGGCAATATACAGAATATACCCACAGAAAGATACTACGATTTGGTCTAAGCCAAGCGAAACCGGTAGGTATGCAAATGCCGGAAAAGATGAAATACTAGAATTAGGAGGAAATCCTGATCCTATGAATGATGCTATAGGTAGAACTAAAAGAATACTAATCCAATTTGACACAGAAGAAATACAGACCTTAGTAGATAATAAAACTCCAGGACTTATTTCTTGCTCAATGTACCTACCATTAGCAGATGCTAGCGAACTCCCAACAGACTTTAAAATAGAGGTATATCCTTTATCTGAATCATGGGAAAACGGAGTAGGTAAACTTAATGATATCCCGGCAAATCAAACGGGAGCAACATGGAGTCAAAGGGATGCACTTGGTACTCAATGGAGTGACGTAGGAGGAACATATTCTACAGACAGCTCTAGTAGCATTTCTTATGAACTCAACTCAGATAACTTAGATCTAGAATTAGACGTCTCTAACCTTGTATCTGATATATATAGTGGATCTATTAATAACGGCTTTTTAATAAAGCTAGAAGATGCATACGAAGATTATTTATCTGGTAGCGTTTCTTTAAAATACTACGGTGCAGATACAAACACTATCTTTAGACCTTACTTAGAGTTTAAAGCAGTTAGTGATTTATGGAATCCTGGAGACAGTATACTAGGTACCGATATAGCTAAAGTATCGATAAGTAATCAAAAAGAACAGTACATTAACGAAGGAACAGCAAGATTTAGAATTTCAGCTAAACCCTCCTTCCCTACTAGAACATTTACTACTGGTTCTATTTATAAGACAAACTATGCTTTACCAGCAGATGCACAATACTCTGTAGTAGATAACTTCAGTAATCAGACTATAATCAAATATAGCTCGTTCACTAATATAAACGCAGACGATAAAGGGTCTTATATAGACTTAGATATGTCTTTACTTTCACCAGAAAGATACTATAAATTAAAAATTAAAGCAACTTTAGATAATAGCACAGTTCTATTTGATCAAGATAAT